CACCACCCTTATGGTCGTGGAAAACCTCGGTGGTGAGTTAATCAAATTCATCGCGGAGGCTGCCATCATGGCTACTACCCTTTCTCACCCTTGTGTAACCGTAGAAAACGGTCGCGCTGTCACTACGTCTGTTGCGGTTGCAGAGTTCTTCCACAAACGACACGACAATGTGTTACGTGCCATCGCAAATATTGAATGCTCAGATAAATTTACTGCCCTCAATTTTGAAGCGAGCGAATACACCGACTCAATCGGGCGCAAACTCCCAATGTACCAAATCACCAAAAACGGCTTCGTTTTCCTGGTTATGGGCTTCACTGGCAAAAAAGCCGCTGCATTCAAAGAAGCCTACATTGCTGAGTTCGACCGCATGGAGG